GCAACTGTACTTTTAACCAATCAAACAGTATTGCAGGTGTTGGTGCTATTTTTAACGTTAATCAATTTACTGACTCTAATATTAGTATTGTTAACACCATGTTTGGTAACAATGGTTTTAGCAGCGGGGGCGGTGGTCAACCAAATAACCAGTATGGATTTATCGTACAGAAATGTTCCAACATAAGTTTTACTAACTGCCAATTTCCGCTAAACAGATATGGAAATATAATTGCTGACGCAAGAAATATAATTTTTACAAATTGTGTATTTTCAGCAACAGGGTGGTTACTGGACACATCAACAGGAACCACAGGGGAATGCGCCGATTTGTCGATTAGCACTTCAAACGCATCTTTCCCCACTAACGTTACTGTTGTTGGCTGTCAATTTATTGATAGTTCTGGTTATGCCATTAAAGGCAATTCTTACAATTCAATTTCTTTGATTGGCAACACATTTAATAACTGTGCCAATGGTGGTTTGAATACATCTGGCGAAAGACGCAACTTAACAGACCCAACTATTGGTGATTCTTACGTTTATTTGATTCCATCAACCACAACATCTACGTTTAAATTTGTAAGCAATCATGTTATAAATCCTTCTGCTTATGTGGCGGGAAGATTTGGCATAAAAATAAACGCTGCAACTGCTGTCCCTGCGGCTGGCAATGTAAAAATAAGCGGCACAACTTTGGACGGCGCTTTAGGATCAAGCTATTCCTACTCAACAGCAACTGCTTTGCAAGCAAATGCTTGGCTTATTTTTAACGACGCACTTGCAACTAGCACGCCGCAAAACTTTCCTGCGGTTGCTGATGGAAACGCACCAAATTCAACGTTGTATTATTCAACCACAGCAAGCAAATTGGTGTGGAAAGATAGCACTGGCGCGGTCAACAATCTTTATTAAACCGTGCCAAGCTATGCAAGAAACCAGAATTCCAGCATAATGCTGACAAACCCTTACCGGTGAGGTTCACCGGGGAATCTTAGGATTCATTGAAATGACTGAAGAAGTCCAACAAAACCTAGCGGAAGTTGACTCCGCGCCAGCAACGGAAGTGACGGCCACTCCTGAGACTGTAGAAAATGCGCCGGTAGTCGCTGATGAGCAGAAAGAGCCTTCAAGGGTTTTTACCCAAGAAGAACTGGATGCAGCCATCGGTAAGCGGCTTGCGAGAGAACAGCGTAAGTGGGAAAGAGAGCAGACTCAAAGGCAAGCGGAAACGCAGGCATTGAGAGCGCCAGCAGACATCCCGCCGGTTGATCAGTTTGAAAGCCCCGAAGCCTATGCAGACGCATTGGCTTACAAAAAGGCTGAAGAGCTGCTTGCCCAGCGTGAACATGCCCGGCAGCAATCTGAAATTCTTGAGACTTATCACGAGAAGGAAGAAGAAGCTCGGAACAAATACGATGACTTTGAACAAGTCGCGTACAACCCAAAACTTCCAATCACGACCGTGATGGCTCAGTCGATTCAAGCCTCGGACGTTGGCCCTGAAGTAGCTTACTACCTCGGTGCAAACCCCAAGGAAGCAGATCGAATCTCCCGTCTTGCACCTATCTTGCAGGCCAAGGAAATTGGAAGGATTGAGGCCAAGTTGGCCAGCGATCCACCAGTGAAGAAAACGACATCCGCGCCAGCACCGATTTCGCCTGTGACGGCTCGCTCCTCTGGAGCGCCGGCTTATGACACGACTGACCCACGGTCTACCAAGACCATGAGTGCTTCAGAGTGGATTGACGCCGAACGAGCCCGACAGTTAAAAAAGATGCAGGCAAACCGCTAAATTTTTAAAGGACTTTTTCCATGGCTAACAGTATCTTAACCATCGACATGATCACGCGCAAAGCGCTTGAGATTCTCGAAAACAACCTTGTGTTGACCCGTAACGTGAACCGTCAGTACGACGACAGCTTTGCTGTTGAAGGTGCCAAGATTGGTTCGACCCTGCGTATTCGTTTGCCCGACCGCGCTCTGGTGACCGACGGCGCCGCCTTGCAAGTGCAAGACGACAACGAGCAGTTCACCACTTTGACCGTGGCCAGCCAAAAGCATATCGGTGTCAACTTCACATCTGCTGAATTGACCATGCAATTGGATGACTTTGCAGAACGTGTGTTAAAGCCACGTATCAGCCAGTTAGCCAGCTCCATCGACGCTGACGTTGCCAATGCTTACAAGAGCATCGGTAACACCGTGGGCACTCCTGGCACCACTCCTTCGACTTCTTTGGTGCTGTTGCAAGCCCAGCAGAAGCTGAACGAGAACGCCGCTGTGATGAGCCCCCGTTATGCCACCGTCAACCCCGCCGCTAACGCTGGTTTGGTCGAAGGCATGAAGGGTTTGTTCAACCCCACCGACACCATCAGCCGCCAATTCAAGAACGGCATGATGGGCATGGGCGTGTTGGGCTTTGACGAGATCAACATGTCTCAGTCGATCAAGCAACACACCACTGGCACCCGCGCCGCTACCGGTACCGTCACTGCTGCCGCTGTGACCGCTGAAGGCGCGTCTACCCTGACGTTGACTGTTGGCTCTGCTGAAACCATCACCGTTGGTGACGTGTTTACCATTGCCGACTGCTACGCTGTGAACCCACAAACCCGTGAATCCACTGGTTCGTTGTTTCAGTTCGTGGCTTTGGCGTCTTCGACCACCAGCACCACTGCTACCGTGACCGTGGCGCCGATGTACTCAGCGACTAACGCTCTGGCTACCATGCTGACCTTGCCTGCTACTGCCAAAGCTGTGGTGTTTGTGGGTGCTGCTTCAACCCAGTACCCCCAGAATTTGGTCTACCACAAGGACGCCATCACGTTCGCGACGGCTGATCTCTTGCTGCCGCAGGGGGTCGATATGGCCGCGCGTGCCGTTCACAATGGCATCAGCTTGCGCGTAGTTCGCCAGTACGACATCAACAACGACCGTATGCCTTGCCGTATCGACGTGTTGTATGGCTTCTCCACCATTCGTCCTCAGATGGCTTGCCGCATTTGGGGTTGATCTGAAACGGGGCTTCGGCCCCTTTCTTCGTAACATCTTTTTGAAGGAAATTTATCATGGCTTTACCTAATGGCGCAGGTGGTTATCAAGTCGGTGCTGGCAACCGTCAAGAAACCCTTATGAGTGCAATGGCTGCACCGCAAACCGCAACCGCAACCGCAACTTTGACTGCTGCTCAAGTGGTCAATCAAATGTTGGTTGCAAACCCGTCGGCTACGGCTGCTGTCTACACGCTACCTACGGCTGCGTTGATTGACGCTGCTGTTCCCAACGCTACTGTTGGCAGCACATTTGACCTAAGCATTGTCAACATTGGCACTTCTTCGGGCACTGTGACGTTGGCAACCGCTACCGGCATCACCGACGGCGGCAACGCTTTTGTGGCCGTGGCAATCACGTCTAGCGCAGTGTTCCGGTTTCGTAAAACCGGCGACGCTGCGTACACTGTGTACAAAATGGCCTAAACCTAATGGGGGCGTTTGCCCCCATTTTTTTCTTTTGGAACTGATAAAGGAATTTAATCATGGCAAATAACAAACCCATTGGCGTTGCATACGCCGATCCCCAACTGGATTCGTTTCAAGTTGGCGCAGCTAACGAGCCAATTGAGATCACTTCTGCTGGTGTCCTCAACGGCGCATATGCCACCACTTCGGCAACGTCGGGCGACACTCGTCTTAACTTTAACAGGCTGACCTTTACTTCGACTGGCTCTGGTGAAACTGCTCGTTTCTTGACCCGCGTAACTGGCGCAAACGCTGCCACTGCCGGCACAATTAACGGCGCACACGTCAGCACTTCGGTCAACACTGGCGGCACCATCAGCGGCGCGGCTAACGCCATTCGTGCAACTATTGGTGGCACGTCCACCAACCCCGGCGGTACTTTGGCGGCTTTGCAACTGGACTCTGACTTTGCCTCTGGCGGCACTTGGAGTAATGCATCCTTCTTGCGCGTAACCAACTCAGGCACGGGCGAGGTGGGTAACTTTGCTCTGATGCCTGCGGTCAGTGCAACTGGCGTGTTCCGCGCTAAGGTGGGTTCGCCCGTGGTCAGCCATACCATCCCCGTGGTCAGCGGCGGCACGACCTACTACATCATGGTCAGCTCGATTGCTTGATGGTAATCACCAAAGAGTTTCTCATTGGGGAAATTCAATCGCTTGAGCAAGAGATTGGGAAGGCGCAAGCCTTTCTGACTCAAGCTCAAGCGGTTTTGAACGCTTATCAAATGCTTGATCGTAGATTGGATGAGCCAGAACCAACACCCACGGAAGAATAATGCCTATCATTTACATGTCTCACCCCGTCCACGGCGCAAAGATTGCGTCGATGGAACTTGAAGCTGTAGCAGATGAACAAAATGGTTGGACACGCTATACTCTTGACACGCCTGATGTTGTTGAAGAGGCGGCTCCACAGGAAGTAAAACGTAGACGTGGCCGTCCTGTTGTTGAGGCGGTCGAACTAGGAGCGTAAAGATGGCCACCTACTCTGCTGCCGATCAGATCAACCGGGCGCTGCGGCTGCTGGGCGTGCTGGCCGAGGGCGAAACGCCAGCGGCATCAGTGTCTGAAGACGCCTTGATGGCGCTCAACCAAATGATCGACTCTTGGAACACCGAGCGTCTGTCTGTCTTTTGCACCATTGACCAGATCGTCAACTGGCCGGTCGGCTCCATTGAAGAAACCCTTGGCCCCACTGGCTCCTTGGTGCGCCTAAATGGCACTGCCGTGCGGCCTGTTTTGGTTGACGACTCCACTTATTTCAAAGACCCCGGCACCGGAGTGTCGTATGGCCTCAAGCTGATCAATCAGCAGCAATACAACGGCATCGCGGTCAAGACCGTGACGTCAACCTTTCCCCAAGTCATGTTTGTCAACATGACCTACCCAGACGTTACGATCAACATCTACCCGCGTCCTACACGTCTGCTGGAGTTCCATTTTGTCAGCGTGCAAGAGCTAAGTCAGCCAGCTAACTTGGCAACCAACATTTTGTTCCCGCCGGGGTATCTACGGGCTTTCGCGTACAACTTGGCCATGGAGTTTGCGCCTGAGTTTGGCGTTGAGCCCAGCCCCCAAGTGCAACGCATTGCAATGACCAGCAAACGCAACTTGAAGCGCATCAACAATCCTGATGACATCATGTCAATGCCATATTCGCTAATCGCCACCCGTCAACGTTTTAACATTTACGCAGGAAACTACTAACATGGCCACCACCATTGCAATCTCATCTCTTCCCCCAGCAACTGCTGCTGCTACTTCTGATCTCTTGCCAATTGTCCAAGGGGGAACAACAAAAAAACTAGAGAATTCGTTGTTGTTTACCGATTCAACTTTGGTTCGGCCTATCCTTGGTACGCCTGCCAGTGGCACTTTGACCAATTGCACAGGTCTACCTGTTGCAACTGGCATAAGTAACTTGGGCGCTAACGTAGCCACATTTTTAACGTCCCCATCAAGCGCAAATTTGCGTTCGGCCTTGACAGATGAAACGGGCACAGGATCGGCAGTATTTGCCACCACTCCGACATTGGTCACCCCCGTTATCGGCGCAGCCACTGGCACAAGTCTTGTACTGAGCAGTTTTAACGCCGTGAGTGCTGCCGCGCCAACAATTGCAAGCGCAGCAACAATTACCCCGACAACACCAATTGTGTTTATTTCGGGAGTAGCGGCAATCGATACTATCACGGCATCCGCCCCAATTTCTGCTGGTGGCGGTGCGATTACATTAATTCCAACGGCCCTATTTACATGGACAACTGCGGGAAATATTGCGTTGGCGGGTACAGCGGTAGTTAAAAAAGCGTTGACAATGACTTACGACGCTACGACAACTAAGTGGTATCCAAGTTACGTCGCATGAAAACGCCCATCCTTGGATCGACCTATGTGACCCGCAGCATCAACGCTGCGAATGCCCGCATGGTCAATCTGTTCCCAGAGGTTATTCCCGAGGGCGGTAAAGAGCCGGCATTTTTGCAGCGTTGCCCAGGTCTGGCGCTTTTGTCAACGGTGGGCGTTGGCCCGGTTCGGGGCTTGTGGGCGTTTTCGCCTAATGACGGCGTAGGCTTTGTGGTGTCGGGCACTCAGCTTTACAAGATCAACAACACTTACGCACCCACGCTAATCGGCACCGTAGCAGGTTCTGGGCCGGTCAGCATGGCCGACAACGGCACGCAACTGTTTATTGCGGCCAACGGCCCCAGTTACATCTACAACAACGCCACCAACGCTTTTGGCCAGATCACTGACCCTGATTTTCCAGGCGCGGTAACAGTCTGCTATCTGGACGGTTATTTTGTGTTCAACGAGCCTAACAGCCAAAGAATGTGGGTTACAACGCTTTTGGATGGCACATCCATTGACCCGCTTGAATTTGCCAGCACTGAAGGGTCGCCTGACGGCCTGTTGGCCGTGGTGTCCAATTTCCGCGAAGTCTGGGCCTTTGGCACAAACAGCATTGAGGTCTGGTACGACTCAGGCGCCACAGACTTTCCCTTGCAACGCATCCAAGGCGCGTTTAACGAGCTTGGCTGCGCAGCCCCTTACTCCATCGCCAAGATGGACAATGGTCTCTTTTGGCTGGGCCGGGATCGCCGGGGCCAAGGTATCGTCTACCGGGCCAACGGGTACCAAGGCCAGCGCATCTCGACCCATGCGGTTGAGTGGCAAATCCAACAGTACAGCGACATGTCGGACGCCATTGCGTACACTTATCAACAGGATGGCCACAGCTTTTATGTGCTGATTTTCCCCACGGCCAACACCACTTGGGTGTATGACGCGGCTACCCAAGCCTGGCATGAGCGGGCCGGTTTTTCCGAAGGCGCATTTACCCGGCACCGCAGCAACTGCCAGATGGCGTTCAACAATAAAGTTGTTGTTGGCGACTTTCAAAACGGCAACATTTACGCCTTTGATCTTGACGTGTACTCCGACAATGGCGAAATTCAAAAGTGGCTACGCACTTGGCGGGCGCTGCCTACGGGACAAAACAACCTCAAGCGCACGGCCCATCACAGCTTGCAATTGGATTGCGAAACGGGCGTTGGTTTAAACCTATACCCTGCCTACGCCAGCGAAAACATAGATACTGAGTCGGGGTTAAACCTTGTGGCTCAATATGTGCAAACATATTTGGCCACTCAATCAGGCGTTATATTAACCACTGAAGCTGGTGACAATTTTGAGCCGCTTGGGCAATACGAATTGTCAGATACTGACATTACGGGATACGAAATTGTTACCAATTCCCACGAAGCCACACCAGGCTACAACCCCGAAGCTATGTTGCGTTGGTCGGACGATGGCGGGCACACTTGGTCAAACGAGCATTGGTCGCCGCTTGGCAGGATTGGCGCGTATGGCCACCGGACGTTTTGGCGGCGGCTGGGCATGACGCTCAAGCTGCGGGATCGCGTCTATGAGCTGTCCATGACTGATCCGGTCAAAGTGGCCATCATGGGGGCCGAGTTAATCATTAGCCCGACCAATGCCTAGCCCAAACGCAAATCCAACGCCCATTACACCCCCCAGGGTGCCGTTGATCGACCCGCGTACCGGGTTGATTGACCGGGCGTGGTACTTGTTTTTTCTGTCGCTCAACGACATTGCGACTGATGTGGTGGATGATAGCGGCCTTGGCTCTGACTCAATATCCTTGATTGCATCCTATGACGCCGCGCTTCGTGCGGTCAATCAGGAATTGCAAACGCTGCCACCTGTTGTTACCTTACCAGTTCCTGACATATTGACCGATTGCTGTTCTGCCTTGGTGTCCCAGATAGCTGAGATGCAAAAGCAGATTGAAGGGTTGCAATCGCAACCCATTCTTGACATTGGCGCAGTCAACGCATTTATTGCGGCGCTGTCAACCGTGCCAGTGACTGTAACGGCAGACTTTACAGTGGGCACCAGCAATTGGTACATCAACAATAAGTCGGGATCGACTTGTACAGTCACTTTACCGGCGGCGTCTACATTCCCTGGTGGGTATCTAACCTTTCAAAACTATCAAGCCCAGACGCTGGTGTCAGCGTCAAGCAATGTCGTCCCCCAAGCCGGTGGGGCAGCGGGCACCGCAATCCTCTTGGCAGTTGCAGGCAATTGGGCGACAATGGTGTCTGACGGCACCAATTGGGTCATCATGCAAGCTGCCGCTAACAATTGCCTTTTACTGGAGTAACCCATGACCGTCACCGTCAAAGTCCTTGTCCCCGCCAAACTTGTTGTGGCCGCGCAAACAACCCAGTACACAGCTACTGGCGTCACGGCCATCATCGACAAATTTACCGCGACCAATTACAGCGGCAGCGCTGCGACCATTAGCGTCTATTTGGTCACTGCGTCGGGGGCGTTTGGCGATTTGAATTTGATCACCAAGACCAAGACGCTCCAAGCATCTGAGGTCTATACTTTCCCCGAGTTGGTGGGCCAAGTGCTGGGTGTGGGCGACTTCATCAGCACTGCGGCAAGCACTGGCTCAGCTATCAACATGCGCGTCAGTGGCCGTGAAGTAACTTAAGGAGAGCAGCATGGGATTTTTTAAAGACCTTATAACAAACCCAACTGGCACGTTATCTGATACAGCAACCAAATTTGTTCAAAATCCAGCGGGGACATTGGACGATTATTGGAAGACCGGCGGGGGCGACGCAGCTAAAGCAGCAGCTATAGCTGCGGCTATTTATTACGGTGGGCCAGCCGCAATGCAGTATTTTAGCGGCGCTGGAGCGGGCGCAGGCGCTGCTGGAGCGGGCGCTGCCGATCTGGCGGCATACGATGCTATTGCTGGATTGACTGCTGGCGGCGCGGGGGCTGGGGCTGGGGCTGTTGGAGCGGGGGCTGCTGGTGTCAATGCTCTAACTGGCGCTGGAATGGGGTCTAGTTGGATGCTGCCTGCGGCCATACTTGGCAGCTCTTTGTATGGGGCTAACGCGGCCCAACAGGCAGGTAGCGCACAAGCCGCCGCCGCAAGTCGTGCGGCTGATTTGCAATACCAACAATTTAGGGATACAGCCGCGCTGCAAGAACCATTTCGCCAAGTTGGCATTCGTGCGTTACCCCAGCTTGAGGCACAACGCAACATGATGCCGGGAGCGTTTACTGGCAAAGTTGATCTGACTCAAGACCCAGGTTATGCGTTCCGCTTTTCGGAAGGGCAGAAAGCGTTGGATCGAAGCGCGGCTGTGCGAAGCGGCGCAATGTCCGGCAGCGCTTTAAAAAATGCAGTGCGTTTTGGACAAGACTATGGGTCACAAGAGTATCAAAACGCCTACAACCGAGCGCTAACAGGCTACAACGCTGATGTGGCGCGTGAAGCCACAGGCTACAACCGTTTGGCGGCTTTGGCGGGCTATGGCCCAACGGCCACGGGTCAAATTGGTGCTGCCGGGCAGAACATGGCGTCCAACGTGGGCAATTTGATGACGTCCGGCGCAGCCGCAAATGCTGCGGGTTCAGTAGGAAGCGCCAACGCTTTGACCGGCGGCTTGGGTTCGTATTTGAACTACGCCGGCCAACAAGATATGTTAGCTGCGTATAACGACCGGACTCGCAGATCAACATACACAGGCTAAGGAATAAATATGGCACTCGATCCTTCTATCGCATTGGGTATTCGGCCTCTTGAAGTGCCGAACCAATTGGCGCAGTATGCTCAGATGGCGCAAGTTGAAAACGCGCAACAGCAAAATGCTTTGGCACAGTTTCAACTTGGCGCAGCAAGACGTGCCGAGCAAGGCCAAAATGCGCTAGGCCAAGCCTATGGAGCATATTATGGCGGCAGCGGAGGCGCAGCCGCTAGTCCGGCGGGCGAAACTCTTGCGGGCATGGGCGCAGCACGTGGAGGAATTAACTATGACAACATGAGGCAGGCAATTGTCAACAAATTAAGGACGACTGCGCCCAATCTAATTCCTGCTGAACTGGCAAGAATAAATGAGATGGAACAGAAAGCGTTGTTGGCTAAGAAAACGCAAACTGAGATAGACACGGCGGGATTAACGCAACAGAAAACAAGACAAGACTTAGCTAATACTAGAACCGCTCAATTCCGGGATCAACTCAGCAAGGTCAATAGTCCAGAAGCCGCCGCGCAATGGACTATTGGAATGTATAACGATCCGTATTTAAAAGACACCATTTCTAGCGTGCCTCTTGAAGCTGCATTGGCCGAAATTCCCAAAACGCCTCAAGAATTTAACGTATGGAAAAATCAAAATGCGTTGGGCATGACTAAGTTTATTGAGCTAAATAAACCTTCAGTCACTGCGCAAAACACTGGCGGCACTGCAAGGTTGTTGGCAACGGCGGGGCTTGGCGGCCCGGCTACGGTAGTCCCCGGCTCTGTGGCCCCAATTACCATGAGCGAGTATCAAATTGCAGCTAACAAAATTGCGCAACAACAAGCAAATACTTCAGCCGGGCAGCTTACTTTGGCGCAAGCAAACGCTGTAAAACCGGTGTTTAACGCTGAAGCTGGTGGCTTTGTTGCGCCGCCAACTAAAGACAACCCGCAAGGCACGTTTACGCCTCTTGGCAGCATTCAGGAAAATAAAGATCAGCAAGCTGCGGTCAAGGCATTGAAGTCTGCTGGCTATGACCCGACAACTGGCGAAGATACTATTTCTAAACTAATTGCAAAATCAACCAGCGGTGGTCTTCAAGCTGGGACAACCGCCGCGATTGCGTTTTTTGGTAAATCTACAGAAGGTCGCAAAGCAATTGCTGCACTTGAAGGCACTGCTAATCAAATCGCAACTGATTTGGCAGGCGGTAAATTGGGTGCTGGCATTTCTAACACTGACCGCGACTTTATTGTCGGCGCTTTGGGCGACGTTGCTAACCCAATGAAAACTTCTGCCGAGCGTTTGGCGGGTTGGACTGCGGCCAAAGACCGCATGATGCGTGTTGGCCTTATTCCTCCCCCCAAAGGAATGGATCAACCAGGTGCGGCGGGGCAAGGAACTGGCGGGTTCAAATACCTTGGTAAAGAAAGCGGCAAGTAATGGCTACCAAATACCGTGTTCAAGGCCCAGACGGTGCGGTTCACGTCTTTGAAGGCCCAGACGACGCAACCCCTGCCCAAGTAGAAGCGTTTGCCGCGCAGACTTTTGGAACTGCACCTGCGCCAAGAGGCACGGGCATGCCCGGCCCCCGTACTCCTGTACAACCTAAATTGACCGGGGTTCTTGGGGTAATGGAGCAGATAGGCGCGCCACTTCAAGCAGCGTCAGAAGGCATCATTAGCGGCGCCGGCAACGTCATGTTTGGTGGCCAAGAATTGTTGGGCAAAGGATTGCGAGCTGTTGGCAATTTATTTCCCGCAGATCAAACTTTATCCGGCATAGTTACGGGGCAACGCCCGCTTAATTTAGTTCAACAAGCCGGCATTGATTTGGCGGCTGACGCTGCTCGCCGTCGTGCCGAAGCACAGGCGCGCGTTGCGCCATTCAAGCAAGAGTATCCAACCTCTACCGGCGCAGGCGAATTGGCTGCTGAAGTAGCAGCAACGTATCCTGTAGGCGGCATGATTGCTGCGCCTTTGCGGGCTACGGGCGCAGGGCGGTTGGCCCAAGCTGTTCAAACCGGCGGTTTTTCAACTGGTAAAGCCGTACAAAAAGGCGCGCCGCTCGCAACACGGGCGGCTGACTTGGGTGTTCGAACTGCGGGCGGCGCGGTTACTGGCGGCGCTACCTCAGCGCTCATAAACCCCGAAGAGGCCGAAACAGGCGCCGTTACCGGCGCGGCGTTGGCCGTCGTCGCGCCGCCAATTGTGGGAGCGCTTGCAAAAGGCGCTGGGTTCCTTAAAGATGCTTTTACCGGCCAACTTGCCGCAGTCAAAGCGGGCAAAATTTCGCGTGAAGTGGCCGGCGATCGCATTGGAGCTATCCGCGCCGCTCTTGCCGCAGCACCAGACGATTTGACTGCCGCGCAGGCTGCGGCTGGCGTACAGAAAAATGCGTTTCAAGCCTTAGGTGCGTTTGCAAGCAAAACAGACGATATATCGTTAAAGCTCAAGCAGCAAGCATCGGATGACCTTGCGTTGTTGCAACGCATGGCGGAAGGCGGCAACGAAACTGAAGCCCGCGCGGCGTATGAAGCGTCAATTAATCGCTTGAATCAACTGACGCAAGACATGCGTAATGTTGAGTTGGGCGCGGCCAATCAAGCGGCACAAACAATCAACCAATTAGCACCGCAAGCGCAGCAGCGGCAAGCCGGCATGGTTAACGCGCTGCGCGGTGGCATTCCGGTTGGCCCACCATTACCCGGTCAAGCGGTCATTTCGCCGGCAACTGAAGCTGCGCAACAAGCGGCCACTGCCGCTAAAGGCAAGCCAGGCTTTTTGACTGCTGGCACGCGCTCACAAGAATGGCAAGAAACGTCTGACATCTTTGCTGACATTGCCAAACAGCGCCGCGCCGAAGCAGGCTTTTTGGAACGTCAAATTGGCAGCTTAGAAGATTATGGCCTGCGCCCCTTGGATGCAGGCGGCATCACTGCGGCCATTGACGCCAAACTTGCAACGCCAGGACTCCGCGCCAGCTCCAACATGACCAAAGTGTTGGAAGCAGTTAAGGATGACATTGCCAATTTGACGGCCAAAGGCGGCGGCGTTATTGATGCGCACGATTTGTACACCCTCCGCAAAGAAGGCATCAACGAGCGCATCATGCAGATTCTTGGCCAGACTGACCCAAAGATCAGCGCCAAAGTAACGCGCAGCGTGCTTCAAGAAGTTCGCCCGCTTATTGACGATGCAATTGAAAAGGCGGGCGGCACTGGGTGGCGCGATTATCTCAAGACATACGCGCAGGGAATGCAAGCCATTGACCAAAAGGCTATGGCAGCGCAAGCGGCCAAGTTGTTTAAAGATTCCCCACAGGAATATGTTCGTCTGGTACGGGGTAACAACCCAGACGCCGTGGAAACCATTTTTGGCCCCGGCAGCTACGACATCTTTAAAGAGATGGGCAGTAAGATGCCTACGCTAGAAAAACTTGCGGTTGGCGTTGAACGCACAAAACAAATGGGTGAAGCCGCTACGGCGGGCGCAGAAAAATTTACGTCTGTCGTTGAAGACATAGGGCGGTCGTTCCCGCGCTTGCCTAGTTTGCTCAGACGTGATGTGACTATCGGTAACGTCACTTTTGATGAGCTTGAAAAACGATTGAACAAAAAAGTTGCGCTTAAATTGCAAGAAGGCATGCTATCTGGCAAATCCGCGCTGGAAATGCTTAATACGTTGCCTGCGTCTGAACGTGCAGGTGTGTTGCGTATTTTGACCGACCCTTCCAGATATGGCAAAGTTGGCGCGGCTGCGGCTCGCGCTGCAACCATGCCAACTAACAATCTTGCACCCAACCAAGAAAACCGTAACGCGCTAGCACAATAATGGACTACCAAATACTCTTCAACATCGCTGTGGCCATCGCCGGGTTCTTCGGCGGGTGGACGCTCAACCGCATCTACATCGCCATCGACCGGCTGGACGGCGACGTGCGCAACATGCCGCATAACTACATAAGCAAAGACGACTACAAGGCCGACATCCGCGACATCCGCGACATGCTGGGCAAGATTTTCGACAAGCTCGACAACAAGGCTGACAAATGATTGACCTCACCAAAGCCATTGGCGCGGTCGCCGCAAGCGTTGCCGCACTGGGCGGCAGTTACACGCTGGCCGACAAGTTTGGTTGGTTTGATAGGGCCATTCTTGAATGGTCACCAGAGCATTTCAAGATCGTGGCAGAAGCTGGCCAGCCCATCAACGTCACCGTTGCACGAATAAAAAAACGGGATGATTGTTCTGTTGAAAGTTTTACGCCAAGCATTCGGGACGCAGCGGGGATGGTGCATGAAGCCACCACCACCGCCAGCCGATTCAGCGGCCCAGCAGGCCCAGAGATCGACACGTTTACGTACCAACTCACCATGGTGAGAAAAGAGAAGATTGCTGAAGGCAAGGCAACTTTGTTGGCAACCATCAAATACAAATGCCCCGAGGGTGAGCGTGTTGTGCAGTACCCGCGCCACACCAACCTTAATTTTGAATTGAAAGGTTAAGCATGCTGACCCTGTTCTCATCCCTTATCAGCTTCTTGATGGGCGGCTTGCCCAAAATCCTTGAGCTATTCCAGGACCGGGCCGACAAGAAGCATGAGCTGGCGCTGGCCGCCATGCAGACTGAGCGTGAATTGACGTTGAAGAAAGCTGGCCTGGAAGCGCAAGAGCGCATAGAACATATCCAGACCGAGCAGATTCAGATCAACGCCGAGGTCACCAACAACCAGACGGCCATGCAGGAGCGCCAGGCGCTGTATGCGCACGACATCGCGCTGGGCCAAGGCGCCAGCATCTGGGTGACCAACATGCGCGCTGCGACCCGTAGCGTCATCACCTACGGCATGTTCATCATGTTTATGTTCGTCGAGGTCTTTGGTTTTTACTACGCCTGGCATACAGACGTTGCTTTTGATGTGGCGCTCAATCACCTGTGGGACGATGAGACCCAGATCATTTGGGCTTGTATCGTGAGCTTCTGGTTTGGTGGCCAAGCGTTTAAGTCGAAATGAACGTCAGCGCTGATGCGATCAAGATGATCCAGCACCATGAGGGCATTCGGTACAAAGCGTATCGGTGCCCAGCACAGCTTTGGACAATAGGAGTCGGACATGTACTTTACCCAGATCAAGCAAAAATTCCAATCGATCAAAGAGGCGCTTACCCGCTTCGCCCAGAAGACAATCGCACGTTTTCAAAAGACGAAGTAGATGGAATTCTCAGAAGCGATCTTCAGCGCTTTGAGCGCGGTGTGGGCCAACTCATTCCTGTCGCTCTTACCCAAGGCCAATTCGATGCTTGCGTCAGCTTTGCTTTCAATGTTGGTCTGGGAACGCTACAGCGCAGCACCTTCCGTCAGAAGGTTATTCGCGGGGAAAAAGACGCGGCCATAGCGTCGCTGTTGCAATACTGCAAGGCCGGCGGCAAGGTGCTCAGAGGGCTTGAGAACCGCCGCAAGGACGAAGCCGCGCTGTTCATGTCCTGAACATCTGCTTCTTCTTGAAGAAGTACCGAATCACCTGGTAGTCCACGCCAAAGCGCTTGGCGATCTCCTTCTTGCTGGCGCCTTCGTTCCATAGCGTTATGGCCCTGGATTCGCTAATCGGTGTGGGCTTGCGCCCGCTGCCGGGCCTGGCGCCGCCTCTAGTCTTCATTGAGCGCCATCCAGACCATCAGGCAGACAACACCAACGCCCACTGCAACGCCAAGAAAACCCACTGCAAACACGGCAAGTATGGCCTCAATCATGTGTTCTCCTTTGGTGGCATTTCTGGGCAAGGCATCCAATACAGTGGATGGTGATATACGGTGTTTCCATTAGACGCTAACCACTGAAAAACACCCGGCTTTGATGGATGTTCATATAAGGTTGCTGTATGCGAAACAGATTGATCTGCCCACGCAACAATGCAGCGTTGCTTATGTTCTGGCAGTTGATCTGCGCTTTTAATCCATTTCATGTCTTCTCCTTGATGTCGTAAAACCAATCATCCCCTGCCGACCACTTGCGCGTGCCGTCCACTGTCCACAGGCGCTGCGCCGCTTGGAAGTCGGGGAACTTGGTCTCAGCGGGAATCAAGCTCTGGTCGTACCACAGGCACCTATTGTTGGGCTGGCAGGCAAACTGGCCGTTGTCCAACATGATCCAGTTGAAGGACTTGTGCTCCTCGGCCTGCTCAGTAAAGCCCGTGTCCAAGTCCATGCCGTCAGCGCAAAAGTCTACGGTGAACAAGTACCGCCCAAAGTGCCACTGCTTATCTTTGCCCAAAAACTTCACACCCAGGTTACGCAGGCCGATCTTTTCAATGATGGTGAATTTGTAGCCCATGCAGTCCCACAGTTGCAGGGTGTCAATCGGAAGGTTGCCAGCGTTTGCGTGCCACACATAAGCGTGGATGGGCAACTTGTCGTACAGCGCACCGTATGCTGGCAACAAGGACTCAATGCGGAACACCTGGCCCCTCAACGCTTTCAGGCTAACCCAGATGGCGGGTTCAAGCTCGCCTTGCCCTTTGTGGTCGTTGTACAGAAACTCACGCTTCACAAAACATTTGATGGGTGGCAACGATGCCACGATATAACTCATTTCAGTATCTCCCGGTATGCGTTAATCGCGGTTTTCAAATCGTTTTGCAACTGCTGGATGCGGTCGTCTTGCTCTTGCATCTTGGCGTAGGCTTCCGCAGCAAACTTGGCCAGGTTCTCCTGGCTCCATGTGTCAAATGCTGGCATGGCTCACCTCACTCGGCGCAATGGCTCAATCACCTTCTCAGGCGGGGGCGGGGGCAGACCCGCGCTGGGTGCAGTCCAACCCTGCTTGCGCCAAGTCGCTTGCACGTCTGAGCCTCGGCTGGGCTTGAATTTAGCGTTTGTCACTAAAAGACTTGGCATCACAATTTTGGTGCCTGGGGGTGGTGTCCAATGGGTCATGGTCGTCTTGCCTCCTGTAGTATTTCAATCCGCTCGCGGGATGCCCGCAAGGCCGTGTAGCGCTGGTGCAGTCGCTCCAGCACAGACACTCGTTTGGCTGACTCACGTTCATGGGTCAGCATCTCCAAAACCTTGGCTTCATCCAGGGTCTTGAGTTCAGCGTTTAGTTTTCGCCAAGTGATTTCCAATTTTTGTCTCCAGTTTAGCTATCAAATCAATAGTGTGTTGCCATGTGCGCGTTGCGGCGTTGGCGTCTTTGCGGTGAATTTTCAATATGGATCGCGCCGCTTTGAGTTGCGCCTTCCACAGGTCTAGTCTGGTCATTTAAGTTCCTCCATTGCAATATCCGACACCGCCCGCTTATCATGCAAGGCGGCAAAAATTTTTTCGTCAATCGTTTTGTTGGTCAGCATCACGTAGCACCACACAGCGTGTGCTTGGCCTGAGCGGTGCAAACGACCAATGGTCTGTTCGTACAACTCCAGACTCCACGGCAGGGACAGAAACACCATGTGACACCCACCGTGCTGGAGGTTGAGCCCGTGGCCGGCTGACTTTGGATGGACGGCCAATAACCTGACTTGTCCAGCATTCCATCGCTCGATGGCTCGGTCGTCGTCAAGAGTCGTGGGGTTGAACCGGCGCTTGAGCTCGGCAAGCTCTTCTTGATACTGGTAAACAATGATGGTATTTGCGTGTTGGTTCTCATCAAGCAACTCCTCCAAGCGATCAAATTTGTGCGGGCTAAACCAGACCGGCGTCTGTGTGACAGTAAACTTGCCGGGTACGTCAGACGCTGTTTTGCGCGTGTCGTACACAAACCCGCTGGCCATTTGTTGCAGCTTGCCGGTCACCACGCCGCCGTTGATCGCGGCAACGCCAAGGGCCACAAAGTCGGCCTTCATTTTTTCGTAGGGCTTGCGGTCAATCAAGTCGCAGCGCACCTCAACGACGTGCAGCGGGGGTAGCTTGTCCTTGTATTCGCCTGGCTCCAACACAAACGTTGCCGGCTTGATCTTGTCCATGACCTTGGCCAGCGACCCAACCCGGGGCGCCCACTCGCCAAACTCCTTGTTGATCAGCACAAAGTACTGTTGCAGGAACGCGCCCTTGGCGCGGCCCAGCAGCGTCTGGTCAACGATCTTGCACTGGCCGAAGACGTCCTCCAAGCCGTTGCTGGTGAATGAGCCAGTCAAGCCCCAACGAATTTTCATAGGGTCAATGACTTTCATCAACGCCTTAAAACGTGTGCCTGATGGATTCTTCAAGCGCGTCAGTTCGTCAAACACAATGGCGCCAAAGTCTAACTCCTGCTCGG